TGGGCGCTTTGAGAAACGACAATTGGGAAAAGGCTTGTCAAGCTTACGTGATTGAGAACCTTGATCAGACCGCGTCCTATAGAATTGCGTTTCCAAATAACAAGTGCAAGAAAAAGGCAACCCAGCGTGTTCGAGCTTGTGAGCTATTCAGGCGCCCAGAAGTCAAAGCGCGTATAGCCGATCTGATGGAAATCAAATCGGAAGTGGCTAAAAGAGATTTTGAGGTTGATGCAAGGTACGTTTTGCGTCGTCTGGTTGAGATTGATCGCATGGATGTCATAGACATTTTAGAAGACACGGGTGATCTAAAACCAATTAAGGATTGGCCTGAAGTATGGCGTCAATTCATCCAGCAATTTGAGGTGGAAGAGGTCTTTGCTGGAAGAGGCGATGAGCGTCTCAATGTTGGGCTACTCAAAAAAATAAAGTGGCCCGATAAGATTAGGAACCTAGAGCTTCTCGGCAAGCATGTAGACGTGAGCGCTTTCAAAGATAATATCGGTCTCACCGGTCCTGGCGGTGGGCCCATTCAGACGATTACCACGAAGATGACAGCGAAGCAGGCTGCTGAAGCGTATGCAAGCACCCTCAACGACGAATGAATGGCCTATAGACTACGTTGATGTCTTTGCATGGAGACAACAGCAAGTCCGCCGTTTGAGAGCGTCGCCAGAATTAATGACTGGAGCGCTTGAGTACTACGCCAAGCATCCAGTCGAGTTCGTTAATCACTGGACGAATACATACGACCCACGTAATGCGGGCAAGACGGTGCCCGCGAAGATGCCAATGGTCCTGTTCAAGCGTCAAGCAGAGCTGATTGAATACTTGCTAGCTTGCCTAAATAGTGAAGAGTGCGGATTGGTCGAAAAGTCTCGTGATATGGGGGCTACTTGGGTCTGTTGCGCGTTCTCTGTGTGGGTGTGGCTCTTCATTCCCGGAGCTGCTGTCGGGTGGGGTAGTCGTAAAGAGCAGCTGGTAGATAAGCTGGGTGATCCAGATAGCATTTTTGAAAAGATTAGGCTGCTTATAGGGGGCTTGCCCAACTTCTTTTTGCCTAAGGGTTTCAACCCTAAGATACACATGACCTTCATGCGTATCATCAATCCCGAAAACGCTGCGACGATCACGGGAGAAGGTGGTGACAATATCGGTCGCGGAGGACGGAAACTCCTATACTTCAAGGATGAGAGTGCTCACTATGAACGCCCTGAGAAAATTGAAGCGGCCCTGTCCGATAATACGCGGGTTCAAATTGACATATCGTCAGTCAATGGGCTTGGCAATGTCTTCCATAGGCGTCGCGAGTCTGGCTCTGACTGGACTGGAGAAATTGTCCCTGGGCGCACTCAAGTATTTGTTATGGACTGGAGTGATCATCCAGCCAAGAATAAAGAGTGGTACGATGAGCGCAAAGCACGCGCTGAAGCAGACGGCCTCTTACACATCTTCGCACAGGAGGTAGATCGCAATTACAGCGCTTCTGTAGAGGGCGTAATCATTGCGGCAGAATGGGTCAAAGCGGCAATCGACGCACATATTGTATTGGGCATATCAGAATCAGGTCCGTGGGGCTCTGCGCTTGACGTAGCTGACGATGGCGGAGACTCAAATGCTCAAGCAGGTCGTCAAGGACCTATATTGAGATTCGTTGAGGAATGGGGTTCTCGTGATCCCGCTGTAGCCGCAAGAAAAGCAATTGTAAATCTTGAAGATTTGGGTCCCATCGCTCTCCAATATGATTGCATCGGAGTAGGCGCGGGTGTAAAGGGCGAAGTGAATAGCCTAGCTGATCGAAATTTGGTGCCAGCGGGTTTAACTTTTGTCCCTTGGAATGCAGGCTTCGCAGCTCAAAATCCAAACGGCAGGGTCATCGAAGGCGATCTAGATAGCCCGAAAAATAAAGACTTCTATCAAAATATAAAGGCGCAGGCATGGTGGGAGCTACGTAACCGATTTTATAAGACGTTCAAAGCAATTGAGGAGGGCGTCTCATACAATCATGATGAGCTAATTAGTATTGATTCGAGTATACCTAAATTGAGAAAGCTTCAGAAGGAATTGAGTCAAGCGACAATGAGCCGCGGAGCGAGTCTAAAACTCATTGTCGATAAAAGTCCCAAAGGAACTAAATCACCTAATATGGCAGACGCAGTAGTAATGGCATTTTGGCCTATTCAGATAACTAGCTCAACAGCGGTGTTCGGAACATATGGAAATCAAATTTAATTCAAGACCCGATGACAAAAGTCCCGATTGGTTAGCTATGGCTGACTACTGGGAGCAGGTCTCTGTAATCGTCGAAGGACGTGCTGCTGTGATCTCCGGCGGAGAGACGTACTTACCTAAGTTCACAAACGAGTCCCAAGACGATTATAACTTCCGATTGAAGACAGCAAAATTCACAAACATCTACCGAGATGTAGTAGAAGGCCTCGCACAAAAACCTTTCGCGCATGAGATGCACATCGAGGAGGAAGCACCAAAACGTTTTAAGGATTTGGTTGAAGACATTGACGGGCGTGGCAATCACTTGCACATCTTCGCTGGTGAAACGTTTTTCAACGGCATCAACAAGGCTATAGATTGGATCCTCGTTGACTACACAGCGACCAGTGGTCTGCGGACTGTAGAAGACGAACAGAAAGCAGGCGTTAGACCCTATTGGGTGCATGTTCCTGCCGATGCTGTAATTTGGGTAGAGTCAGAGATTATCGAGGGACGTGAGCAGCTCACACTGGTTCGTATATTAGAGAAGAAAAAACAAGTAAGAACATTTTGGCGGGTCGGCAATGAGGTGGCAAAAGAACAGAACATTGGCGACGGCGCTAGTCCTGTAGTCATGTGGAAAGTCGAGGTTGAAGACGAGGAGGGAATTTGGGTCGTCACGGAGCAGGACAGATTAACAATCGACGAGATTCCTATGGTGCCTTTTGTCACGGGCAGACGCAAAGGCACACACTGGATCTTTAGTCCGCCTATGCGCGATGCTGCTGATCTACAGATTGAACTTTACCAACAGGAAACAGCGCTCAAGTACATCAAAACGGGGACGTGTTTTCCAATGCTAGCAGGTAACGGAGTGACGCCTGCAAAGAATGCAGATGGTACTGCTCAGCCTGTCCCTGTGGGACCTCTTGCTGTGTTGTATGCCCCGCCGGATGGCGATGGCAATCACGGCGAGTGGAAGTGGATTGGTACAGACGCACAGACGTTAAAGTTCCTGGCTGATGACATCAAAGAGACGACTAAGGAACTGCGCGAGCTGGGCAGACAGCCATTGACAGCTCAGAGTGGGAATCTGACAGTCATCACAACGGCTGTAGCGGCGGCAAAAGGGAACAGCGCTGTACAGGCATGGGCCCTACAGCTAAAAGACGCTCTAGAGAACGCTATGCGCCTCACAGCCCTATGGCTGGGTGAAACAGTAGCGCCTGAAGTGACAGTTTTCACAGATTTTGCTATTGAGGATCTTGATGGCAAGTCCCCTGAATATCTTTTGAAGTTGCGGGAAGCAGGAGACATCTCCCTAGACACATTATGGAGCGAGTTCAGACGCCGCGAAATATTAGGACCTGAGTTCGACGCAGACGAGGAGCTAAGTGCTCTTTTAGAAGAGGTCCCCGGAGAAGACGAGACTGGTAACAATCTCGGCGAAGACGAGGACGTTTAATCGACCCGGACGGGTCACAAGCTAACTTTGGATAAAGTGAAAATTATGGCTATGAAAGTAAAAACATTTGAGCATGAGGATATTACATACGCAGTATTGAAAAACGGCAAGCCTGTTTATGTCGATGACGACGGTAAGGAAACGACTTACGACCCAATTGCCATGCATGGTACGATTGGCAGTCTGAATCACGAAGCGAAGACAAACCGGGAAGCGAAGGAGGCGGCTGAAGCGGCTCTTTTGCCCTTCAAAGACATTGACCCGAAGAAAGCCGCGAAGGCTCTTGAAACGGTTGCAAATTTGGATGGGAAGAAACTTATCGACACTGGTGAGGTCGAGCGCTTGAAGAAAGAAATCACAGACAGTTTCCAGACGCAGTTAGACGAAGCCAAGGCAGAAAATACGACACTGCGAACGCAGTATTCCTCGGAAAAAATTAACTCTGCTTTTGCCTCGTCTGCATACATCAAGGAGAAGCTCGCTGTGCCTTCTGATATGGCGCAAGCCACATTCGGAAAACACTTCGTCTTCAAGGACGGTAATTTGAATCCTGTTGACGAAAAAGGTAATCCGATTTATAGCAGTTCGAATCCCGGTGAGCTTGCAACTTTTGACGAAGCGCTTGAGCGTGTAGTTGGCTCATATACTCACCGCGATTCTATTCTGAAGGGTTCCGGGCATAGCGGTGCCGGCACGACTCCTCCTGGTACGGGCGGAGGGAAGCGAACTGTTTCTCGTGAACAGCTTGCAAAAATGACACCTCTGGAACAGCAAAAAATTGCCACGTCACCAGACATAAAGATAGTTGATTAACACTTTAAAGACACGCCTGACTCGGATGAGAAAGGTGCTCTTGCTGGATAGCAAAAAAACCTTTCTTTTTAATCTTATATAGGAGGCCAAAATGGCTGACAATACTCTTACAAATTTGATTCCATCCCTGTATGCAGGCATGGACACTGTGTCTCGTGAATTGGCGGGCTACATCCCCGCCGTTTATCGGGATTCCTCTGCTGAACGCGCTGCGAAGGGTCAGACTATTACATTCCCCATCGCACCGGCGGGAAATATTGACGACATCGCACCCGCGATGGCAATCCCTGAGCCTACTGCTCAGACCATTGGTAATGACACGATGTCCATTACCAAAGCCCGTGCTGCTGAGTTCGGTTTTGTGGGTGAGGAACGCATTGGCTTGAACACTGGTCCAGGCTTCAATCTCATCCAGGCTGATATGTTCTCCCAGGCGCTTCGCTTGCTGACTAACGAGGTCGAAACTGATCTTGCTGTAGCTGCTCATGCTGGTGCTTCACGCTCTGTTGGAGATCCTGCCACTGCACTGTTCGGCTCGAACATTGGTCCGATCCCACAGCTTGGCAAAATACTGACCGACAATGGTGCTCCTAACTCCGAGCGGCAATGCGTTATTGATACGACTACAGGCGCAGCACTTCGCACCTTGTATGGTATCAATGCTGATCGTGACTATTCCAAAGTTCCCTTCGGTGAGCAGGGTGTTTTGATCACTCCTCACGGTATGTCTATTCGTGAGACGGGACAGCCTCAATCGCATACGGGCGGTGATGCGGCTTCGGCTACAACGACAGCGGCTGGTTTTGCAATAGGTATTACGTCAATTCCCCTGGCGTCTGCTGGCACAGGTGCAATTCTCGCCGGTGACACAATTACCTTCGCTGGTGATGCTCGTCAGTACATGGTTGTTACAGGTAGCGCTAACGTAGCAGCTGGCGGCACTGTAGTTCTTCAATCTCCTGGTTTGATGCAGGCGATTCCTGGTTCCGCAACAGCGATTACTGTTGTTGGTGTTGGTGTAGATACGAACTACGATGTGGGTGGCGTTGCTTTCTATCGCAACGCAATCGTCCTGGTAGCTCGTGCTCCTGCACTGCCTGAAGGCGGCGATCTTGCAACTGATCGTATGATGATGACGGACCCGCGTTCTGGTCTGGGCTTTGAAGTTTCTGTGTACAAGGGTTATCGCAAAGTTCGCTTTGAAGTGGCGCTTGCATGGGGCGTCAAAGTTTCGCAGCCGCGTCACACTGCTTTAATGGTTTACTGATTTGTAAACTGAAATCTGCCGGCGGGGACTTTAACGGTCCCCGTCGTTTTCAGGTGGCAGACACAGATACTGGAAAGAGGAAATTAACCATGCGAATTAAGACAGTGAGAATACTCGGCGAGAGTGGCGATCCCTTAATTATAAACCAGGATGTTTATGATCCTGCCATTCACAAATTATATGAAGGTGAGTTGGTTAAGGCTGAGGTGATTAAAGCTGCTGAAGTTGAAGAAGATGAAACCGAGGAAATTGAAAATGATGTTGTCACAAAACATCATGGTGGCGGTCGCTGGACAGTGACAGTCAACGACCAGGCTGTTCATGAGGGCTTCCTGAAAAAAGACGAAGCTCAGGCGTTAGCCGCGGAGTACTAAAATGGCGGACTTCTACAGCACCACAATCGCAGCAGATGCTTATCATCTTGCACGCGGAAACGCTACGTGGACAGGTGATCAAACAGCGAAAGACGTTGCCATGCTGCGTGGTTCTGAGTACGTCGATCAGGCATACCGATCTTCATTCCCTGGGTTCAAGACAGAACTTCGTAATCAACTGCGTGAATGGCCCCGGTCAGATGCGTTTGATGTAGAGGGCAATTATCTTGACGCTGAAGTGGTGCCTAATGAAGTTTTCAATGCCACCTATGAGGCGGCGTTGCGTGAATTGGTTAGCCCAGGATCGTTGCTTCCTGATTATAACCCAAGCGGTCAGCGCAAGCGTGTAAAGGTAGACGTGATTGAGATTGAGTATGCAGCTCCTTACGGCTCCTCTTCTGTGATCCCAATCATTACAATAATTCGAGGTATACTGGCGCCTATTTTGACGGGTTCCAGCAGTTCGAGCATTGCTGGAAAAGCAGAAAGGATTTGATGAGTAATGGCAACCTTCGATTATGAAGACATTCGGGACAATATCGTTGAGCCAGCGCTAGCAGAGTTTGGCAAAGCTGCCACGCTCACGCAACCCGGAGTGCCGACTGGGCCCGACTATGACCCTATCCCGGGCACGCCCGTTGTCTATTCTGTAACAGTGATGGACAAGAGCTTTTCCTTTGCAGAAAGTTTAGGTGGTCTAGTTCGAGAAGATGACCGTAAATTTATGATGAGTACAGTAGGCGATCCTGATCCTGATTTGAAAGGCACAATGACAATTGGCTCTACTACGTACCAGGTCGTCAGCATCACGCCAAAGAGTCCTGGAGCAACAGTAATGTTCTGGTACGTACATTGTAGGAAATAAAATGAAGCCAGCCAAAGTAAAAAACGTTGAAGAAATAAAGCTTGTTATCCGCAATGTTGATGGTAATGATTTGAT